GATGAGTTTCTCAAAAGCGTGCCGGTCTACCCGCACTCGGCCCTTTTGACTCCAGCCAAAACGACCTTGGCGCGACCAGCCGTCAGCATAAAGCTCGTCTGTCAGGAGTGCGCTTGCTCTATACGGATTGCCAAAAAGGACTTTGAGCGAGTTGGTGCCCCCGTGTGCGGCTGTTGCGCCATTTCTCCTAAGCGTATGGCCGAAGAAAGCAAGGACTAACCAATGGAGCTTACGGGCAGTGATAGCGTGTCTATGCCTTATGCCGAACAGGTATGGCTTGAGAACAGAACCAATCCGAATCTCTTATTAGGCTTTCTGTCAGGATGTAATCGGCTATCGGATCGTAAGCTGCGCTTATTTGCCAAGGCTTGTGAAGCATTATGGCGAAAAGAGCTAGTTCCAACAGACAAGCTCTTGTGCCTGGCTTTCGGTAGACACGAAGCTAGCCATGATTGGTCATTCGATCCGCCCGACAATGCTTCAGACTTGGCTCTAAAAGCCTTGGAGATTCACGATGAAAAGCCAAATTAGTCTGCATGAACTGTGGGCGCTACGGCTACTGGCTGTGGAACGTAGGACGATATAAAATTTGCCGTAAGTGCGCTAAGGATAGGGGTATACCAGCGATTACCCCTCAAATGGCCGAGAACAGGTTCAAGGGTCGATTACCAAACGTGATAAGTGCCTAAGTCGGTCTTGACGACATGCGCCAAGTGTCTGTAAGCTCAGGACTTGACGTAAATTTGTGACAAGCGAAAAATTATCGAATAACGATTTTATGGCAGGCGCGCGAGTACCAATGTCAGAGATAGATGCGCGGCGATTGAAGATATGTCGCCTGCGCAGACGTGGCTGCCCTGTGCAGCGCATTGCCAAGATCGTCGGCAAATCGGAACGGCAAGTACAGCGCGACCTAATCGCTATCGACAAAGCCGGTGGTGATTGGAAACCAAAAGACAAAGACCTGCGCAGACGTGAGATAGAAGCGCAGTATGACGACGCTCTATGGCAAGCGTGGCAGGCTTGGTTCAAGTCAAAGCGTGACGCCACAAGCCATACCGAGAAGCAAGAGCCGGCCTATGAGTCGGTAGAAGGGGAAGATGGTAAAAGGAAGCGCGTCCCAACCGGCGAGATGGTACTGACGGAGGTAGTAGACAAGCGTGAAGGCCGGCTACCTGATAATCGGTACATGGTGACGATCCTACAAATCCTCCAGGCCAAGCGGGAATTGTGGGGACTCGACGAACCAAAGAAGGTTGATGTTCGTAAGCTTAGTATCAACTTCGCCGATGTCGCCAAGAGCCTGCCCGATGGCATGCGCACGGATGAAGTGGAACAACGCTTAGCTATCGAAATGAAACAACTGGAAGGCACGGACATGGAGACAGTGCGCGCCATTCTTCCCAATGGACTCAAAGAACTCAATGACATGATTGGAAACAGCGATGAAGATTCTCAAGAGGTATCTGATCGGCATGGTGCTGGGCCTTAGTCTAGCTGCGGCCATCGAAGGCATTGTGATGCTATACGATGGTACTGACACAGCCTTAGAAGGGGAAATCCATCGCCTGTGGTGGGGCTGGCAAATTCCCCAACTGCCTCAAGTGGACTTGGAAAAGTTCGCCCGCGAACATCCTGAAATCCAACCTCAACATGAGAAAGATTCAAGCAATGTTTCACGCGGTTCTGACCAGCCTGATCGTTCTCCTCATGGGGGGAGCGATAGTCGTCTGTCTGCTCATGGACAAGCGCGACAAGCGCCGGATGCAGGAGTACGAAGCGTGGCTCAAAAAGAAGTCTCACCCTCAAGGTAAAGACGACTGGGCCGAGTACATGCATCAGCGCTCTCTCCAGCGGTATGAATCCAATTAAGGGATAGCCTATGGAAATCATCGTCGTCTACGGTTTTGGCCTAACCTTCTTAGGGCTACTGCTAGGCTACTGGCTTGACCGGCGCTCGAAACGTCACAATGAACCCAAGTGACCTTCAAGACCCATTCGTTCTCAAGCGTGTCCTGTGGCCGGATGTGGTCTTCTATCGCCAGCAGCGCGAGATTATCTCATCGGTGTTTGAGGACGCCGATGAGACTTTTGTTGTCGCTGGTAACATGCTTGGTAAAGACTACGTGGCAGGTTTTATCTGCCTGGCCTATTTCTTGACGCACCAGCCCTGTCGCGTTATAAACACATCCGTTAAAGACGACCACCTGCGCGTACTCTGGGGCGAGATTATGCGCTATGTGCAAACCGCTGCCTACCCGCTCGACAGTAAGGAAGGCGGTAGCCTGCTCGTCAATCACCGCGATGTGCGCAAGATCGACCTCGATACAGGACTCATCGACCCCATTAGCTACCTTAGAGGTATGGTTAGCGAAAAGGGCGAAGGTATGGCCGGACATCACGCGGCTTTTACGCTCGGTGTAGTTGATGAAGCATCGGGCGTTGACGATTTGGTCTATACACAGATGGACACATGGGCTAAAAAGAAACTCGTCTTTGGTAATCCCAACCCGTGCAGTAACTTCTTCTATAAAGGAGTGAAAGCCGGCGACCTACTTGCTGATTAACTTCCACCAGCGCCCTCCCCTCCAACCGAAAGGTTTGTAGCTATGGCAGCTACTTCGCAGTCCGCTCACATCGCCCCTACTCTGGCCGCTCTCGACCTTCTCACTGACCCAACGAGTCTCGACGGCATCATTGCCGGTCTTGAATCGCGCCTGGCCATTCTTAAGCGATTTAAGAGTGAGTTTATCCAAAAAGAAGCGCAATGTAGTCCAATTCCTCCCAAGCAAGGTGGGACAACGAAGCGCTCAGCACGTCTACACGTCTTTAATCCTACCGACGATCAGGAAGACGATACTGAGTACGATACCGACCTGGAGACAAAGCCCAAGCCGAAACCCTCTTCGCCTAGTCAGGGTGCGCACCCTTCGGCACAAGGCCAAGCGAACCGGGAGAAGTTGGTCCAGTATATCGCCGCCAATGGTCCGACCTCTTGTACCGTGCTGGCTACGCTTCTCGACATGACGGAGGGTGGTATCCGCTATCTCATCAAAGATCATCCTTGGTTCGCGCTGGAAGGCGGCAGAGTCACGATTACCAACGCCGCGCGTCAAGAAGTGGTGAAAAAGGACGATGCCTGAGCGTTGGTACAATCTTGCCTATGATGAGGGAGATTTAGGGGTACTTTATGACGCCCAAGGTCAAGACCTTTCTCCCCACTACTCGATACGAGCCAATACACAAACAGGTTTGGTCGAGTGTCTCAATACATGGGATGGTACAAGCTACTTTCTCAAGTGCCAAGCGCCTCTAAGGTTTGAAAGGTGGACATGAGTAAGCGCATTGTCGCAACTGTAGAACAGCCTCAGACCGACGAAACCAAACCGCTCTTTGGTCCGTGGATGCAACCCCTCAACAAACAAGCCAGGGAGTTAGGAGAGCGCTTTTGTGCTTATGTCGTCTGGGAACTACATGAGCGCGGCGTTCATACGGCTGGTTTGCCCGTGTCCGCCAAGCGCATCTCGAAGTCCTACGGCATGGAAATGATGGCCAAGAACATTGGCAGCGAGCGGCTCACGCACTTACTTGCTCGCACCTACTTCTACGGCAAAGAACGGACACCAGCCGATTTATCACTGTGTCAAACACTTGCCATAGCCGCAGTCCTTTATGGTATAATCGGCTAGTGCTAAGAGCGGAGGGGAGCCATGACCAAGATCAAACGTATCAAGCAGCGAACGCAAATGGATTTCACACCGGGGACGATCTACCGTTATGCCCCTTGGTTCAAGGACAAAAGTGGTGGCTCAAACCCTGTGCGTGTTGCTTGCGGACGTTATAAAATCTTGGGCGTGGCGTGGGATGGCGGCACCAAGCAGCTACGCATCGTCTACGAAGGACTAGACGGCAATGACGCGGGTGAATGGTTCACCTGTTCGGTAGGTGACTTCGCCGCCAAGTTCGTGCCGGTCGAGCCAGAACCAAAAGAGGTAGGCACTGGCTCAGCCTCAGCCGAACAGCCTTACGTAGCTCCCGTTCCTGCCATTCGCTCTGGACTGGCGGATATGACAACCCGTGGCCCTGGACGCTAAGGAGACACCATGAACGATCCCGACAACAAGCTGTTCAAAGCCGAACTGGAAGCGCTCTACCAAAAACACGGCATCAAAGCAGCCGTGAGCTTCTACAAAACGAAGAACGGCAACCGGCGCAAGAACTGCTGGGTTGGCACGGAGCCAATTGATCTTCTGGAAGCCAAGGAAGTCGAAAAGGTCTGTTTGCTTGGACTACGTGTCGCGCAGCCACACCTAGAGGTCAAGTTAGAGTCATTCAAGACCTTGCCCAAATCCGTGCAAGATCAGATCGTTGAAGCGCTCAAGTCTGGGGCAGATGTGCATATAATGGAAATTGAGGCCGATAGCCCCGAAGACTTTCAGGCCAAGGTTGAGATTCTCAAAAAGACCACGGGCACAGTCGATGCCAGCGATGGTATGCTCTGCGATTGCCCACGTTGTAAAGCCGAGCGCATGAAAGACGTGGAAACGAGTAAGGAAGCTCATCCACATCAAGGGTCAACTGTGTTTCAGCGCGGACCTGATAAGCCCATCTAAGGGATGACCAAATACTACCGCAAGGTAATCCAGATCAAGGCCGAGCATAGCCCCAATGTCATTCTGGGACTAGCCGAAAAGCGCGCTGGGAAACGACCCTCTAATAAGATGATCGTTCCCGGCGTTCTTTCGTGGTACGATTACCAAAAGCGCCGCTCGACGTGGGACTTGATACGCCAGTGTATCGGCCTGGATGCTGAGTTCTATGAAGGCGCGGAACTCAAGATGTTCCCTGGCCTGTGGCTCAATCGTGCGGCAACCCTGGCACGTCGGCTACACCTGGAAAATCGCTCACGGCGAGCCAAGGCACTCGGTATCGACCCCGGCGAAGGGCAAGAAGACAGTAGCTTTGCTGTCATTGACGAACTCGGCCTCATCGAAATGGTTTCAGCCAAGACTCCCGACACAACGGCCATTCCCACGATCTGCCTGGACCTGATGCGTAGATACAAACTGCAACCGGAACAGGTTTGCCTGGATCGCGGTGGTGGTGGGAAGCAACATGCCGACTACTTGCGTCGCATAGGATACAAAGTGCGCACAGTAGCTTTTGGCGAGCCAATCCTTGTACCCATCAAGTATGGCGAGACGCAAGTGAAGGAGCGCATCGTAAACCGCGAGGAACGCTATAGCTTCAAGAACCGCCGCGCCGAGATGTACGGCAACTTGCGCGTCCTACTCGACCCCGTGAACAAGGGCTTTGCCATTCCTGCCCAGTACACAACCTTGCGCGAAGAGTTGACCGCGTTCCCATTGTCCTATGATGAGGAAGGGCGCTTGTTCCTACCTCCCAAGAACAAGAAAGACCCTAACTCCAAAACCAAAACGCTTATCGAGATTATCGGTCACAGCCCCAACGAAGCGGATGCGCTCGTTGTAGCCGTACACTGTATGCTCACCAAACCTCTTATGGCGAGAGCCGGAGTCGGATGATGAAGAAACAACTGAACGGGCTGTTCCGCGAGCAATCGGAGACGCCCGAAGGCAAATACCTTGTAAAGCGACGTGACGGGACGGTTCCGACGTGGCCCAGCTTCGTACTGGGCGCTGCCGATCCGATGGTGCCTGCGACACTGCGCTTCTACGCGCTCCTTGGATTTTTCATGGGCCACTTCACCTGGGGGTTTATGAGGTCACTATGGCGCTTCGCCTCTACTATGAGCCGCTGGCGTAAAAGCAACTGGACGGGTGATCCAGGCATGGGCCGTCATCGAAAGGACGACCCAGTAACCATCGCCGAGATGAGGAAAGGTTGGTCCGCTTGACGCACTTTCTCGACCACGAACAGCCCGCGCCTAGTCCTAACGACAAGCCTGCCGTATGGGACTTGGTAATTGCGGACATGCAAAAGCGTGATACAATAGGACGCAAACGCTACGGCACACCGCTACAGCCCAACAATGGCCGCGATGCCTTGCGCGATGCCTATGAAGAAGCCTTAGACTTGCTCGTTTACTTACGGCAAGCCATCTATGAAAGGGACAACCAGTGACGCTACTCGCCGACTGGCAAATTCGCAACCTCTGCTTGCCAGTGGCCTACGACGGCCCAGAGGACAAACCCATCTACGGCTACCAATGTCCCCAGACCCACAAGCGCCATGCCTTTACGTTGCCCATGATCGAGCCGTTTACTGATTACGGCGACCGACCGGGCAAGTTGTCCTACGGTCTAAACCACTACGGCTACGACCTGCGCCTAGGACGCGAATTAAAGGTATTTAAGAGTACCTTTGGAGAGATTCTCGATCCCAAGATGCTCCGCGATCCGGACTATGAAAAGCGCATGTTTGATACCATCGTCTATGGCGAGGACGTGAACTCGTTCATCCTCCATCCTCACTGTTGCGTACTGGGTACAAGCTTTGAGTATCTGCGCATTCCGCGCTTTCTTCAGGCCGATTGTCTGGGCAAGTCTACGATTGCCCGCGTTGCTGTACAACCACTGGTCACGCCATTGGAGCCGGACTGGGAAGGCAACCTGACCATCGAACTCGTTAATCACGCCAATAGCCCTGTGCGCGTCCATTTCATGGAGGGCATCTGCCAGATTCGTTTTCACGTCGGCGATGCCATACCAGAGCGCAGCTATAAAGACAAGGGTGGCATTTACCAAAACCAGCGCGGCGTTACCGTGTCGAGGATCAAAGAATGAGTCCGGAGATGGAAAGCCTACGACTGGAGATCATCAAGATAGCTCAAGAGGCCGCGCGCACAGCGATGGTATGGGGGCTGTGCTGGGGATTCGCGCTAGGCTCTATGCTGGCGGTATTCGTCCAGCAGATACGCCTCTGGCGCAGGGATGACCACATACGCCTACTCGGTTCTTGGCTTCAGAACTATGGCGACTAAGCCGTCAGGATGCGCAAAGAAATACACGACCTACGATGCCGAGAGTCAAAGAATGACTGCTGAAACACTCCAGACCTTAGCTGAAATACGCTCTCTGGCTATCGAAATGGCTATGGAGTCGTTTCGTCAAGGCTTTCTCTTAGGGCTGTTTGTCTTTTTGCCCACTGGTTTTATTTTCGGCTGGTTGTTCCGCTCTTCTGAAGATTTTCGTCAAAGGAGACGTAATGCCGCGAGTCCAAAAAACGCTGAAGTTCCCTGAGCGCGGAAAGCCTGGAGAACCTTACACGTTTACCGTTCTCACACTGCCTACCAAGGCGTATGAAGAGATACGGAAGATTCTACGTGCCACTGGGTTTGAGGACCGGATTGTTCTCACCGACGATAATGAAACCTTGGACCTGCATAACCTGGCCTTCCAGGAAGATTGTGGCGTCTGTCCCTTTTGCCATGCCGTTCTGACGCGCTGTCCGCACTGCTCTACGCGCTGGTGCCATAGGCACGATCCTTTGGGAATGGAAACGATCTGCCACGAATGTAAGCGCCGCACTGCTTAGCCATGCCAATACCTGTTCAGAATCCTTACGATCAGTCCGACGAGAGCTTCGACCTTGACCCTAGCTTTAGCCTGGGCTTTTCTCTCGATTGGGATGCGTACTTTGAGGAGTTCAAGGCGCAGCATGGCGGCGACCCGGTACGATTTAAGGGCCGGCTGCTTTTCCAAGATGGTTGGACCTATTCTGGCCGCGACAAGGCCGGTCCCGAATGGCCTCCACCAACGAAGCAGGAAGAACTTGATAGGCTTAAAGTGAGCTACTGGCTGACGCGCCTTCGCATTGTCCAGACCGAATATAACTGGCTCCATGAGACACTGTACCAACTGGAGCAACTTCAGCGGATTCGATCTATCCCCTTAATGCAGAGCTTGATATCATTAGATGAGGCAACGGGCCAGCATCGTAGAGAGTCAAAGCCTCTGGACCTGGACGCCCAGAAAAGTAGGCTTGACTGGCTGGCCCAAGACATACTCGATTGCCAAACCGAACTCAGGAGACTCAAGTGAGTGTTAAGATTCCTCCCACCGTTGGCCGCGTTGTCCACTACTACATTTACGATGCTGTATCTGGTACGTACACCGGACCACTTTCCGCGCAAATTGCATTTGTCTGGTCTGCTACGCTTGTTAATCTTGGCTACCTCGATCCCAATGGTAAACCTTGCTCGGCAACGAGCGTTCCCTTGATCCAAGATGGTGAGGAGCGCCCCAAAGGTCACTATTGCTGCTGGATGCCCTACCAAGTCGGACAGGCGCAGAAGACTGAACAGGCCGAAGCGGTTGCGGCTGCGGCTAAGAAAGGCTTTCACTCCTAAGACCGGCTCACCCCGCCTCGCATAAGGAGCATGTCCAAATCCAACTCTCCAGTCGGGCAAGTTACCAAACGATCCTCCGGTGGCTTGCCCGATCCCTTCGCCCTGAACTTGTTGGAACAACTCGTTTCCAATTCGTTCCTTGCGCGTGGGCAGTTCCTCGATAGGCTTGTCGATGGCCGGCGCAATATCGACGAAGAATGTAACTACCCTTCCGGCGAGTATCTGCCTATTGACTACTACCGCGCTCTATATGCGCGAGAAGGGGTAGCCGAGCGGGTTGTCAATGTCTGGCCCAAAGAGACGTGGCAAGTCCAGCCAGAGATATTCGACGAAGAGAACACCGATCCCGATAAGGTAGACGAGAACGGTAGTCCCTTAGAGACACCTTTCAAGCAAGCGATTCTTGACCTTGTTAAATCTCTGAACGGTCAGAACACCACGTATGATTCGGCCTTTGGCGGCCATCCCCTCTGGAACTACTGCTGCCGCGCCGACATTCTGTCTGGTATTGGTACGTTCGGCATCATGCTTCTTGGTATCGACGACGGGTTAGAACTACAAGCGCCTGTCGCTGGCTTTCCGCCCGATGGCAACCCCTATGCCACCGTGACGCCAGCCGATAACGCTTCTTCTCCAGCCGGCCAAACGCCTATCGACCCCCAAGCCCAAACCGCGCAAGTGACGAATCCAGGCCAAGTCGGGCAACAGGGTACAAGCGCTGAGGACGTGCTGTCAAAGTCCATTTATGGCGAACAGCCACAGGAGCAACAGCTTTCGTCCACGATGGGCACGGACGCGCAGTATTTTGGTACTCAGTTCACTCCCACAAGCTATCACGGTGGTAATCCAACGAGTCCCATGAAAGGGGGAGGCTATGAGCCAGAACAAGAAGACGTTGGCACGGGCCAAGCGCAGAGCGAAGAAGATTCGCAAACACAAGCGCCGGATGAAGGAGATGAAGAAGCGGATGATGAGGACGATAGCGGATTGCCCTTCCTCCCTTCCAGTTCCGAGTATCCACCCTCTGACGAGTTTGCGCCAGGAAATCCTGGACAGCCTACTCGAAAACTCCTCTATATCCGCGTCTTCGATGAGTCAATGGTTCAAGTTGTGCAGTACGAAGCCAACATCCGAAATCCGCGCTTCGGACAACCCCTTATGTACCTCGTTACCCTTAACGACCCATCCCAGCCTCATACGGGAATTGGATTACCTCTTGCGACTGTCCGAGTCCACTGGTCCCGCGTCATTCATATAGCCGACAATCTGAGAAACTCAGAAATCTTCGGCGTGCCGCGCATGCAACCTGTCTACAACCGCTTGCTAGACTTGCGCAAACTGTATGGCGGTTCAGCGGAAATGTACTGGGCCGGCGCGTTCCCTGGCCTTAGCCTAGAAACCAACCCGAACCTTGGCGGCGACGTGCTGATCGACCAAACGGCTGTGCGCTCCATGATGGGCCAGTACCGGAACGGTCTTCAGCGCTACTTGCAGCTAACTGGCATGTCGGCCAAGGTCTTATCGCCTACGGTGGTCGATCCCACCCAGCAAGTTGATAAACAGATCGAAGCTATCTGTATCGAGCTAACGATTCCCGTGCGCGTTTTCAAAGGTAGCGAGCGGGGCGAGCTAGCCAGTAACCAAGACGATTCAACCTGGAATGATCGTGTGCGCCATCGGCAAGTAACGCATGTGACGCCTCGTATCATCGTCCCTCTAATTGAGCGCTTTATCCTTATTGGCATTCTGCCCAAGCCCAAACAGTGGTATTGCAAGTGGCCGGACCTGGACGCCCAGACCAAGCTTCAGAAGGCGCAAATACTTCTTCAGAAGGCGCAAGCGTACTCGGCTTACGTGGCTGGTAATGTGCAATCGATTGTGCCACCAATGGCCTTTATGACCAAGGTAGATGATTTCGACGAACAGGATGCTCAGCAAATCCTTCAGGATGCTGAGGATAAAATGCAAGAGGATCAGGAACAGGCGCAGCAGCTTGCCGAACAGCATGGCTTTGAGCCAACTCCCCCACCGGGCTATCACGACCCCGAACAGACAGAAATGGAAATCAAGGCCGGCGCTCAGGCTGGTAACAAACCGCCCTTTGGCGGCAAGCCCGGTTTTGGCAAAGGTCCACCGGGAGCCGGCAGTACACAAAAACCATTCCCCGGACAGTCCAGTCAAGAGGAACCTGAAGCATGAACGATTTCACATTTGTTAAAGGTGAGAGCGCGACCGGGCTTGTCCTTCACGGCGGGGCTGGCTCTGGTGACTTTGGCCATGCTGGGCGACCCGGTGAACGGGGAGGCGCGGAACCCGGCCACGGTGGACCTGGAGCGCCAGCGCCCGAACACGGAATGCCTGCCGAAGCGCACGCTGGGCATGGCGAGCATGGGCACGGTGGCCATGAACATCACCACCCAATGGCGAGTAATTTAGCCAACGTCAACCACGAACTAGGCCATGTGCAGCAAGTCATTCAGAACTTGCCCAAAGTTGCCGCTCGCTTCGTGGCTCAGGGCGGAGCGCGCGCTGCACAGGCCGGCACGTCAGAAGGGGTTGAACACGCTGTCTCTGCTCTCCATGAGCATCATGCTGCCGCCAAAGCAGCCGCACATGATGCGGTTCACTCTGCCGCAACTTCAGGAGCGGTCCATGAGGCCGGACACGCGGGAGTAGAAGAAGCCACTGGTGGAGGCCATGAAGCGGCTCATGGAGGCCACGGCGAGCATGGAGGGCATGGACATGGGGATCATGCTTTGGGAGCGTTTGCGGAGGCAACGGGGGCCATTCTTGGCAGTAAGGTTAGCTCTTGGGCAGAAAAGCACATCCGCAATCCATTCCGGAAGGGTTCCAAGACAATCGAGCAGAAGCAGAATGAACTTTACGAGCAGATGAAAAAGGAGCATGGGGCACTGGCTCCCTATCTCCACTTGGGAGCCACCGCAGCTACCCTAGGCATCAAAGGTGCCCTAGCCCATGCTCTGGCTGGTCCGGCTGGCGCGGTGGCTGGTACTGCCTTTGGCCACTTGTCCGAGCATATGGTCCATGCAGCCCACGAAGGACTGCAAGGATTTGGTGGCTATGCCATGCCGGGAGTCGGCTATGCCAGTCTATTAGCTGCGCATCATATGGCCCGTGCTTTTGAGAAGACTGGGTTACAGCATTCCACCTTTGCCCAACACCTTGGCAATATCCATCGCGCCTTGGCCAACTCGCGGGTCGGTAAAGGCGTGACGCATCTAGTGGAAGCAGCGGAACATCACTTGGAGAACCTGACGGGTCTGCATCTTCTGAAAGAAGGGCGACTGATTCACTCGGAAGCCAGTTCCCTAGCTCATAAGGCTGGTAGTGCAGCGAAAGCGACAGGGCATGTGGCTGGTAAAGCGGGTAGAGCGGTCTGGGCTGGACTCCATCTTCATCCACAAGGTTGGACGGCACCTGGCCACTTTGGTAAAGAGCGCTTGCCTCTCCAAACGGCGAACACGGCCACGGGCAAGACAATTGCTTTGGGAGGCGACCTGGACGCTGACCATCCGGCCATCCACTACGCCACGCACATGCTTAAACACTCGATCCAGGCTATAATGGAGCATCCGCTCTGGCATGACCTGAACACCGAGAACGGAGCGAAACTGGTAACAGGACTTCTCTCCAGCCACTAAGGGGCACACATGCACATCCTTAAGGGTTTACTGACTCTGGCCTTTGTCGCGGCTATCTTCCTCCTTACAGGTGTCGGCTTTCTTGTCTGGATAGCCTCTGTTGTCACCGTCGTCTATCAGGAACCGGGTATACCTCTCTGGTTCGCGTGGCCCGTTCTTGTGGCAGGTTGCGCCTTTCTCCTCTGGGCAATCTGGAGCATGGCCAAAGACAAGGACTTTATCGGATGAAACGAAAACCTCGACCCAACCCACTCCGCTACGATCCGACTCAGACCTTAAATCTGCGCTCGGAGTTTGTCCGTAAGCTTCTGGCCAACTACGACCCTAGCGAAGCTCGTATCCCTTCGGGAGAGTCAGGGGGAGGCGAATGGACTTCAGGGGGAGCCGGTGGATCGGCTGGATCGAGCAAGGAAGCGGATATCCATTCAGGCGCTTTTAAGAAGTGGTTTGGCGACTGGTCGAAACCGCAAAAGCCTGGCCTTTTGTCGAAGGTCGTTTCCGCGCTTACAGGCCGTCCCAAGCCGGTTACACCTGTCGAGCCTTCCCATGTTACCGACGATAAGGGTAGACCGCTGGTCGTTTACCACGGCACCAAGGCCAACTTCTCGGCCTTTGATAAGAACCGGCAAAACGATAGAGCGCTCATGGGTCCAGGATTCTACTTCTCCGAAAGCGAGCAGTCCTCCAAGGAATGGGGTGGTGGCAACGTCATGGGTGGGAGTCAGGGTAAAGGGCCGGTTCATGTCTTACCTGTTTATCTTAATATCAAGCGCCCCTTCGATGCCGATGCCCATACAAAGAACTTCTTACAAAATCCTGGCCTGGCCAAGTTTGGCTATGAGTTCATCTCTAGCGCTTTAGGTGGCAATAAGAAAGCGACTGCCAAGCTCCGTAAACTTGGCTTCGACGGCATTACCCACATGGGCAAGGATGCTTCGGGAAAGCCTGCGCGCGTGTGGATCGCTTTCGACCCCAATCAGATTAAGTCCGCGCACAATCAAGGCACCTTCGATCCAAGCCAAGAGAATATCTATAACTTTAACCCAGAAGAAGCGCGCGATTACCACGGACGGTGGACAAATGGGGGCACTCTCGGTGAATCCGAACCTCTCGTTGGTTTACCTAAAACAGCCAAGATCAAAGGTATCGGCGAAGTTCCGGTTGGTCCAAGCGCTCATATCCGCCACGTCGCAGCCCAGTACATGAAGGATCATGGACTAGAGTACTCTCCACCGACAACTTACGTTACTGAAGGCGCGGGGGATACTGAAACAACTTCCATCCCCATCAAATCCTTAAAGCTCGACCAAGCCAATTACGACCTGGCCAAAAGTGACGTTAAGCGAGGGCTATTGTCGCAAACTCCAGGTCCGGTCAAGGTCTACCGTCGCGCTGGTCAAAAGGAACTGGAGCTAGGTGATGGCTACCACCGGCTCGTTGAGGCTGAAGGCAAGGGTCAGACGCACATCGAAGCTAAGCTTGCTCCAGAGATTCTACCGAAGCACGTATCGGCCACGACGGTAGGGACGCTCCACTCCCTTTTTGACCGAGTGGCCAAGCCCGATGGTGGTTTTACCTATCAACTGGGTACAGGCCGAGAACCCAGTCGTGGCTACGCGGTTAGCCCTTATCCTGAGCGCTCTTTTGCCAAGGGGATGAAGGAACTAAAGCCCGTGGACCTGGCGCGCTACTTGAAGAAAAACCACGACCTATTGAGCCAGCCTGACCACTACTTGGGAGCCTGGCACGATCCCCAGAGCCACAAGGTCTTCCTTGATGTGTCTGTGGTAAAATCAGAGGAAGCAGCAGCAAGGCAGCTAGCGCTTGAAAAAGATCAACTGGCCTATTTCGATCTCCAGACCTTTAAGTCTGTGGAGGTCAACCCTAACGCGACTTCGGGAGGCGTTCACAATGTCCATCTCCATCAAGCCCAAACTGACTCTGACCGATACCAAGGAACTGACCTTGGACGAACTACGGCAAATGTTCATTCATCTGACGGGCCGGGAGCCAACGCCAGAGGAAATGGCAGAAGCCAAAAAGGAACTGGAGGCTCCTTTGCCAACAATGCCCTCTGGACCAACTACCTAGGCGCGGCCTACGTCAAGGGCGTTCAGAAAGCCTACGATCTGGCTCGCCGCGCGCGTGATACGCAAGGCTCGGTCGAAGCAGCCGCGCAGATTGGTTTTATAGGAGCCAGTGCCGAGTTTACTCAGAACGTCGCGCGTCAGTCTGGTCACGTTACGGTCAACGCTCTCTCGCGCCTCTATCAGTCCTATCCGAAGCATCTCACAGGAGCCGCAGCGCGTGTAGGGGTTATTCATGCTCATCAAGCTGGGCAACTGGATGCCTACCGCGCTTTGGGAGTAGGAACTGTTAAGCCCATTCCGGCCAGGGGCACGACCTGTCATAATGCCCGTAGAGTTTATACAGTAGAACTGCTCCACAACGAACGTGCCCATGACCCACACTGCCGTTGCTTGTGGCAACCTGTGCAGTTTCAGGCCAAAAAATCCGCTCTGGAGAGCTTCTCCGACCTTTTAGCCAACTATGACCCCAACCAGCCGCGCGACCGTAGCGGGCGCTGGTCCAAGGAAAGTGGCGATGTGCGAATTGCTGGCCCAATTGATCCGATTGCCCGTCGAGAAGCGGTGGTGCCCAACCCCAAGAGGGACATGACCAAGGTGCCGATGGCCTTCAAGACGCGCAAACACGGGGAAGAAACCAAAGAGCGCGAGGAGTGGGACAAGATTGCAGATCGACAACCGGCAGGTGAGAAGCCTTCCGAGTGGCACAGTCGGAGCGACCGAGGCGAATCTCCCGAACTGCGCTTGGTAGATAAGGTAACACATCCACCGACGCGGGGTGATGATTCCAACACACAAGCAGTCCACCTTGATAAGCACGGCGACAAACCCGAAGCACCAAAGGTTGAAGATGTTCCACGGATACCTGGCACCGAATCCATCGCCACGGCGAAGGTAGTCCACGATTCTTACCTAGGTGGTGGCATCAACGGCTCGTATAAGGTCACACTCGATAATGGAGTTGAGGGAGTGCTAAAGCCAGCTTCCGCTGAAGAAGATGGCTTGCGCGACGGTATCGACGGCGGCACCATGTATCGGCGGGAAGCGGCTGCTTATGCCGTGGCCAAAATATGTGGCTTTGAAGACCTTGTACCTCCGACTTGTATACGCGACTTACCAGACCACGGCGGACTAGGTTCTCTCCAAAAGTTTGTGCCAGGGGCCAAAAACGCGCGCAGTGTGAGGTATGCTGACAAGTATGATGGGCGCACCGACTGTATTCGCGCTGCTTGCTTCGACTATTTGACAGGCAACGTAGACCGTCACGACAACAACTGGATGCTGACGCACGGTAATAAACTGGTCCTCATTGACAACGGGCTATCGTTCCCAGCAGTGAAGTCACGCGGTTTTTCCAATCAAGACTTGCTTGAAGAGATGAAGGTTCCGACCCATTCCTTCGGCGGCAACAACACCTACAATGATTGGCTTACCGTGCCTTATGAAATGACCAAGCTAACCGGCAAATGGCCAGAGGTCGAAAAAGCACTCAAGGAACACGGAATCGAGCCAGAAGCCATTAAGCTCACCAAAGAGCGCCTGGATATTCTCGCTAAGGCAGGTGAACGTGGGAAGCCATTCACGGACCTGCCCGCCTTTTATGGACAAAACATAGGGCCAGTTCATACAAGCGCCTCTGGAGAAAGACCATCCTCTTCCGAGTCGGATGCTGGCCTTTATAGTGATGAAGTAGACATCAATAAGCCCGGTACGGCTGGTGCCTTTAAGAGACATCCCAAGAGCAACCATGACGCTTCCGGATTTGAGCGCATGTTCGGTGATAAAAAGGAGTAGTAAGATGCTCGGAGTAGAAATTCGCGGCCTTAACGACCACGGGCAAGATGTTTCCGAAGGGGTAATTCTCCTTATCGGCAACCGTTTGGTCACATCCAACGACAGCCCTGGACTGGTGCAAATCCTCAAGAACCCTACGGCTGGCCCACCTTCTGGTTGGAAGCCTGTAACCGCTGAGTCAGACCCCCGGTTGTTTCTAGAATGTCTGCGCTACCGCTACTACTCTGCCTATGGGCGCGCTTCTGCGCCGCGTGAGTTCGATTAACCCGTCTCGCATAACCTGATGCCTCTCTACACGCCAACGCAACGCCGCCTGATGGCCGTGCTGGAAGATGGTCTACCCCACAGCCGCGATGAGCTATTTGCCTGCATCGACGATGAACTCTGCCAAATCGTAAATTTCCGCGTCCATCTCAACTATCTGCGCAAGAAGCTCCAGCCTATCGGTCTGGACATTCTTCTGGACCGCACCGGCGACAAGCCCCAGAAATACAACTATCGGCTAGTCCGACTCATCGCGCGCTAGTGACTTTAACGCTGTGGATTGTATATCTAGGCGCTAGTATTCCAACATGGAACGAATCACGGCCAATCTAACGGGCAAAGCGGCCCGTGTCCGGCATAACGGCAGAGAGTATTTAGTCGCGCCCATGACTCTGATCGTGCCGGGCGTTCTCAACGGGAGTAAGGGCGCTCTCTATTATCCTCCCGATGAGATAGCCAAAGAGCATAAGTCCTGGAACACGATCCCGCTTGTCGTTTACCATCCTGTGGTACTCGGTCAGCATGTTTCCGTCAACACGCCAGGAGTACGCGAGAAGAGCGAGATTGGCTTTGCTCGTAACGCCAAGATCGATCCCACGACGGGTAAGCTCCAAACGCAAGGCTGGTTTGACGTAGAGCGAACACGCACGGTTGATAACCGCGTTCTTCAGGCACTCCAGGCCGGTCAGCCTATTGAGCTTTCCACTGGGCTATACACAACGAACGAACCGGCCAGTCCTAGCGCCAACCACAACGGCAAGCCCTATCAGTTCGTAGCCAAAGACTACAAACCGGACCACATTGCCATCCTGCCCGATCAAGTAGGCGCTTGCTCGCTACAAGACGGCTGCGGTGTCTTCAATCAGGAGACGACTGACAACGCCTACACCTTTGGCCAAAGTCCCAATCCCCTTGGTCAAGCGCAGGCTGTGGCTCAACAGGTCAGGGGTGAAGGTTTTGATGGTCCCGGTGGAGAGGAGAAACCTGCTTCTGAACCTAAAGAGGCTAAAGAACCCGCCGCGCCGAAGACACCCAAGGAACCGAAAGAAAAAGAGCCGAAGGAATCGGTAGCCAATACTCCCGGCGAGCCAGTTCTGAAACCTGCCAAGCAAGCGCGGGTTGGTAGTGCGGAGGCCGGCAGCGCCGAAGAAGAATACTCCGAAAAAGTAAAAACTCCCACGCCAACGGAGAATAACGCTGTGGAAGAAGTAGCTGCTTTCCTCGTCTATAACGCCAAATGGAACCAGTCCGCGCGAGATGCTCTTGCCAAGGAAGCACCGGAAGATTTTGCTGGGCCGCATCAGTCGTTCCCGATTAAGAGTCAGGAAGACGTAGACCATGCAGCACGTCTCATTGGCCACGCCGATAATCCCGACTTGGTAAAGAGCAAAATCAAAACGATTGCCGAGCGCAAAGGACTTGCCCTACCCGATTCCTGGAAAGGAACTACCAACGCCATGCCTCCTGTCCCTCAGACCGATATGTCCGACGACGGCCAGCGCCAGGGCTTTATGGCTCATCTGGCTGGTGCCTCGAGTCCTGAATCTTTCCGCGCGGCTCAGGCCAGCCAGGATGCTACGAAGGGTGGCACGGCAGAAGAACATCTAATTGCGGCTCACTCTCATCGCGTTGCCGCGAAGTGTGCCAAAGCAAGCAATAACCCGTACCTGCAAAATGCCCATATCGCGGCGGCAAACTACCACGCGACCAAAGCACGATCTGCGCCGGCTCTCCAGTACCATTCCACTCTCAAACCTACGAAAGAAAGTGACCTTATGAAGCGCAAAGAACTGGAAGCGCTGGCGGCAAACTGCCAGTGCGAGGAAACGAAAAAGGCCATCACCGCTGTCCTCAACGCCAAAAAGAAGGATGAGGACGACGATGAGTACATGAACAATGACGACACGAATATGCACTCCTTTGATGGTTCCGGCTCCGGTAAGGGCGGTTCCATGCAAGCGGGTGGCAAAGGCACCAAGGACGAGTACACAGGTAACAAGGCCATTGACCAGTGGCTCAAGGAGTCGAACGCACCCCCCGCCGTGCGCGAGATCATGGCCAACGCGCGCCGTGTTGAGATCGAAGAGAAGCATCGCATCGTCTCGCGTCTGGTTGGCAATATCGCCGACAAGGATAAGCGTAATCAAGTCGGCAACCGCTATATGCAGAAGTCGCTTGGTGAACTCAAGGAAATGGAGTTGATTCTGCCTCCGGTTCAGAACAGCCAGCAGCAGCCCCAAGCGCTCTATTTTGGTGGCGCGGGCGCTCCGGATGTAACCGCTAACGCCAACTTGGGCGAAGCAATTCCGACTACCAATATCGACTATACGGAGATGGCTAGCCCGCATCTCCTCAAGAAACTTAGCAAGTAACTGCGCGCGTCCATCTCTCCCGATCTAGCTGGCGAAAGTCTACTAAGGCAAGTAGCCAGCTAGTTTTACCCGCACATAACACCGGAGATACCAATGAAGGGTTCTGAGATTCTGCTTACTGCCGCACAACCGCGCGGCGTTTTCCTGGAAGGGCTTTTGGCCGCGAACCAAACTCCCTATCCTGGCTCAGCCATGATGATCGTGGCTGGCGCTGCCCTTGTTAACGGCGAACCCACCTGGACCCCGTATGCGCCTTCGGCGGACGGCGATCCGCGCCTTGCTGCCATCCTTCTGCCTGACAGCCTCCAGGGACAACTGTACTCGACCGCTTACGCTTCTCCAGGCGCAAGCGCGGGTGGCCGCGTTTTCCTTTACTGTCCGTTGGCTGGCGAGTACATGAATATCGCCGTGGCTCCACAGGTTGGTACTGGTTCCGCCAACGCTTATACCATCGGAGAGCGCTTGATTCCTTCGCATTCGACCGCGCCTGGCCAGTTCATTCAGACGACAACCAGTTCGGTTCAGGCTTGGTTCATGTCGATGGAACACTATGACGCCACCGCTGACGCGGTTGGTTGGCTCTTCAGTCAGAAACAGTTCTAACCATACCCCTGACGCTCTTTCTTAATACCCCACTACCGACAACCCGGAGAATAAACCGTGTTTGTGCAGCAAGATTACATTCTGAACGGCCAGGGGCACGGCCAATTGGCTGAAGCGCTCCAAGGCGTTCGCTTCGACCCGAAGCTCATGCGTCCTTACCTCAACGAGCGCGGTCAGCGTGTTGTTGATGTCTTTAAGGGCATGGTTCTTAACCACAACGCCAAGGGCAACGAACCGAAGTACGCTCCTCAGTATCAGCCCGAACTTATCACGAACCTTCAGGCGCGCGGCATCAACAGCCCAGTCTTCAATGCCGTGGCTCTGCGCAAAGAGGAATGGATTCAGCTTGACGCCGTGGTTCTGCGCGCTGCTCGCTATCGTTTGCGCGCTTGGGCGGACCTTGCCTCTGCCAACAGCTTCGGCGGTTTCAACGGCATGGGCAAGATGATCCTCGAACATGAAACCATGTCCGATCCCGGTGAGGCGATTGTGGACATGGACGGTTTGACAGAAGGCCGCACGGATGCCCCGCAGTTCCAACTCCAGGGCTTGCCGTTGCCTCTGACGCATTCGGATTTCTGGTACAGTTCGCGCCGTCTGGCTGTCAGCCGCAATAGCTCGACCCCACTTGATACGACTTCGGGCGAAACGGCTGGCCGACGTGTGGCAGAAGCTATCGAGAAGACCCTGATCGGGGTTATCCCCGGCATGTCCTACGGTGGCTCTGGCACGCCCTATAGCTCTGGCTACGGCTATGGCCGTGTTAGCCAGGTCTATGGCTACGGTAACTTCCCCAACCGTAATACGGCCACTTTCTACCGGCCCAACGGCAACGGTCGTTCGGGGTCTGGCTGGGTTCCTGGCGACTTGATTAAGGATATCCTCGCCGCCCGCAGTCAGTTGTACGCCGACAAATTCTATGGTCCCTTCATGGTCTACCATAGCCCCGACTGGGACCAGTACCTTGACAACGATTACATCGTGACGGCAGGCGCGGGTAACGTGTCGGGCCTGGCCACTCAAACTATCCGCGACCGCTTGCGCTCGATTGAGGGCATCACCGATGTCCGCCGCTTGGACTTCATGTTTACCTCTGCTGCGGCGCAAGCTGCTGGGGCAGGTAACGACGCGACCACCTTCTTCCCCTTCACCATGATGATCGTGCAGATGACGCCTGACGTTGCGCGGGCTGTCAATGGCATGGACATCACCACGATCCAGTGGGAATCGATTGGAGGCATGAAGCTGTCCTTCAAGGTCATGGCCATCCAGGTTCCTCAGTTGCGCGCTGACTTCTACGGTAACTGCGGTATTCTGCACGCCACCGCGAGCCTGTAAACCACTCCGCTTCGCTACCGGATGGAAAGGGGTTGGGCGAACCCTTCCTCAATGTTGAGGAACAGAGAGATGGAAATTGTCGAAGTCTCGAAAATGATCGGTAGTTTTAGCGTGGGGGCAATCTGCCTGGCTACGCTCATTACTACCCTGATCTACGTTGTGCGCGTCACAATTCCTAACATGCAAGATCGTGCTGACGCGCGGCACGACAAGCAACTAGACGTATTCTCAAAAGAAATGGCCAGCGAACGGGCGATGTGTCGAGAAGACCATGCGACCATGAATCAGGCCATCCAATCAAACCAGCGCAGCCTTAGCCAGATTAGTACAACGCTGGCGCGTCTAGTAGACCGGATCGACGGCAAAAAGGAGCAACCATGAGTCAGACCACCAAACCAACCTTTTATTTTGAAGTTCTGGCTGGCAAGCATTGTGAGCCGATTCCTGGCAACAAGGAAGTCCTTGGGATCAGCGTCTCACAGGGCGAAGTATTCCAAAGTCCCTTTCCTCACTACGCCGATAAATGGCCGGAAAAGTTCAAACAGGTCCACGCCGATGAACTGGCCAGCTACAAACGGCGCGGCAAGGAAGTGGTGATTCCTGGCGTAACTCAGCGCAATGCACCTAGCACTCCGCTAACTCAGGAAGAACGCGGCAAGATGCTCAACTTCACCGTGTCAGACCTGGACCGAATGAACCTTCAGCAGCTTAAGGACTTGGCCAGCGAGGAAGAGATTCCGCTCGGTCAGGCCAAGAGCCGTGAGGAAGTCTTAAAGGCAGTGAAACAAGCCTTCGGCTCTCCGGCAACAAGCGCTGCCTAACCCGTAACCCTTCGCCGCCTACGGAGTTCCCATGACTTTTCTACAGTGGCTTAAACAACCGTTTCTCTGGCTGGTCCAGGGGTTCGGTTATGTGAAAGGCACCGGACCTAAAGCGGTCGCTTTTTTCGAGCGCCCGTTCGTCCAGTCCCTTTGGGTAGCTGTTCTGGCTGGAGCCGTTGGCGGTTTCGCGGGCCGAATGCAGCTACCGAGTCTGCCTCACTTCCAATGGCCCTGGCACTGGCCGGTTATACCTAATCCTGGCCCTGGCCCCGCTCCTAAGCCGACACCGGCTCCAATTCCGGTTAGCGGTCTTCACGTTCTGGTTGTCACGGATCGCACCACAGCCCTGACACCAGCCCAACAACTGGCATTGTCTTCGGGTGATGTGCGCAGCTACTTGAACCAGACCTGTCCGGCTGGTCCTAGTGGTCAAAAGGAATGGCGCTTTCTCGATAAGTCAGCGGACCTGACGAACGAGTCTCCGCTCTGGCAGGAAGCCTTTAAGCGCACAAGTGGCAAGCCCGTGCCTTATATCATCGTCAGCAATCCGGACAAGGGTGGTGGCTTTGAGGGTGCGCTGCCTACTGATGCTGCCTCTCTTCTGGCCCTTCTTAAGAAGTATGGAGGATAAATGCGCGCTGACGAAATGAACTATATCAACGGCGAAGGGCCGAAACCGTCCGACTGGGACGAGCGCCACGGTTCCCAACAGAACGAATTGCGCGGGACGGTCCTCGGCCAAGAGCCTCATCCGCATCATGGCTTGGCTCCCGTCTCTCAGAAGCTTGACGCTCTGGCGCATAACGTCCATGAACTGGAGGAGGCTTACGATGAACTCCAGTCTATCCGCGCTACCTTACTACTCAACTTTGGCCGGACGGCGCAGAACAAATACGGTTTCATCGTCAGGCACGATGAATCGACTCTGCGCCTACTTCTCCGTGTCCTTCAGGGTTTGAGCCGGCACTGTCCTGACTACCTACCGGCCACAAAGTATGAGGGCAAATCTGGTCCTGGATTTTACCCCAGCGGCGTTGACTGCGACCCGCCGAAGTACCAAGGAAAGGACAAAGGCGCAGATGACGATGTAATTATCCCAGCAGGAGACTGATCTTGACTTGGTACTGGTACTTACTTGGTTTTTACGCCCTGTTTGCCTGTGCCTCTGCTTGGTTTGTTTGGGTTGTCTCTGACCCTTACGGCCATCTTAGCCTAAAAGAGCGCACTAGGCAGACCGTTACCTATGGCGTTTTCTGGCTCCCCTGTCTTCTTTGGACGATTGGGGAACTTCTCTACGAAAGTTGGAAAGATTACCGATGGCGCTCGAAATAATCACACAACACAACATGCACAAGTTCATGGCTCCCTTGCCGGGGAACCAGAACGCGCTCGGCCATCACGGGCTTATCCCGCGCGACTTCTCCCTCTATCCGCACGGGAGCCTTTACTACGCGCAGCCCTTTACGCTGCCTCTCATTCCGCGTAGCGAGTGGAAGGCGCGCATCCAGGCCAAGATCGCAGCCAAAGCGCAGCTATCAGACATTCGCAAGTCTGGTCGCGTCGGTCAGATCGTACCTTCCCGCGACCAGAACGGCAAAGGCTACTGCTGGATGCACTCAGGCGTTAGCGCTCATCTCTTGGCGCGTGCCTACATGAACGAGCCGTATGCCGATCTCTCGGCTTATGCTGGCGCGTGCATGATAAAGAACTTCCGCGATGAAGGCGGCTGGGGTGGCGAAGGTGTCGAGTTTGAAGCCACAAAGGGCGTCCCCACGTCTGAGTTCTGGCCGCAACAGTCGATGAGCCGTGGCAACGACAACCCGAAGACGTGGGAGAACGCGGCGCTTCATAAGTACGTGCGCTGGATGGACCTGGACCCTAACAACATGCTGGACCAGTTGGTCACAGCCGCGCTTCTCGATTGCCCGGTCGTCTCGGATTTTTCGTGGTGGTCCCACTCGGTCTGTACGGCTGACATTGTAGACTGGGATGGTCGTCAATTGACCACGCGCATTTGGAACAGTTGGGGTGATTCGTGGTCCGAGCAAGGCATGGGCCTTCTCAATGGCAACCACTCGATCCCCGATTCCGCTATCGCCTGTATCGTCGTCAGCCCTTCGCTTGCATGAGTGTCCCTTACTTTTACAACTTCCGACCTGTTCGCCCTAAACGAAAGGAACTCCCAATGTCTCAAAAGTTTGTCGAAGCCGCTCTGACCAGCCCGTCTCTGCCGATTGGCCTGTGGGCCAAGCTCATTAGCATCATCAGCGGTAATGGCTGGGATGTCGTTTGGAATCTTATTCTTCAGTACGGTGGCCCGGCTGTGGTGGCTGCGCTTGAAGAAGTGCTGTCAAACTCTTCCATTCCGCAAGAGTGGAAAGCGATTCTTGACGCGCTTCTACAAAAGTTAGCTAGTAGCGCTGGTATCCCGGCCAAGTCCTAACGTCGTCACTAACTAACCCCTCACTCGTTCGTAGAGCCAACCTATGACAAACCCTGCTAATTCTGGCAAAGGCATCTGGGAACCCAGTCCGTGGTACATGGCCCAAGTTATTCATGTCCTGGCTGGTGCCCTCATCCTTTTTGCTGGAACAACGCATGGCCTGTCCGTGGGTTGGCTCTACGCGAGTTTCTTCCTTATTACCGCGCTCAAAGAGTTTGCTCTCGATACTGCCTCTTGGTTTGAGGGTGATACCTGGGGCGGTTCGGCCTGGGACTTTGCTTGCTATCAAGCTGGAGCCATTGGAGGCATCGTTGCGTCCTGTGGTCACTTCTGGTTGGGCACAGCCCTTACCTCTTCCGCTGTACTCGTTCTATTTGGCATCGACCTAGCCAATCAAACCCTTGGCTGGTCCATCTTTGGAGAAGACTAATGCGCTACTTTGCCGCCGTAAGCCTGATACTCTGTACCTTCTTCCTTCTGGCCTGTTCCTCGGTACAACAGACGGACGCCGCTAACCCGAACCCCAATATCTTGCCGATTCCGGTTGCGCCTATCCCCGTTACTCCCGCGCCTATTCCTAACTGTGGCTGTAATGGTCCTGATTGCCGTTGTCAGATGGGTAAATGTGACTGCGATCTCGATAACGGACGCTGCTCGATTGACTGTAACTGCACACAAGTTTCCCACAAAAAGCCCTTAACTCTCAATACCGCCGTGGACCTAGCGCTTATTGAGAATAAGCCCCTGTGCGTGTGGGTTGCAGAGGTTTGTATCCCGTGCGAGAAGAAGCTAACAAATTGCCTTCATGTCCACGTCAAGGAATATGAGCGCATGAACGGAATCGTTGTCAAAGACCCGTGCGTTATCGTGGCCAAGCCCAATAACGGCGCGGTCTTTATCTCTGGTACGGTGCCTGGATGCCCAGACGATTTGCCCGCCCAAGTCCAGCGCATTTTGAATCCGCCTGCTTTTATTCCGCAGCCGCAATACTTCGCGCCGCCTCCCATGTTCTTTGGCTTTAGCGGTGGTCGCGGAGGCTGCTGAGGCTAGAGCCGTCTGAAAATGCCGCCGCTCCGTGTGAGTCCCAACTAAGTGAGGATCAGTATGGACCGAGAACAGTTCCGTCAGCTTCTTCTCAACAAGGGCGAAAAACTGCGCAATAGCTTCGGTTGGAAGTTTATGAACGCCGAAGAGAAGAAGCTAGCCACGGATGCTCATACCTTTTGGAGTCAGCAGACACCAACCACCAACGCGGCCTTGGATGACTACCTACTGATCTATAACGGCACTACATGATTCCGCCACGTACTAAAACCAGCGCCGTCGAAGCCATCCTAGGGGGATTGAATGACAATTCTAACTGGGATGGCTTGACGGACCTGACACCGTTCATCGCCTCAGCTAGTGCGGTTGTGGACCGGGTGAATACGGCTGCGCAAAACAAAGCCATTATGCCCGTTACTCTCTCCGCCGTGGAGCTAGAGCTTATCGAGCGCTGGCTTGCCGCTCACTTCTATACCGTGATGGACCCTCTCTACCGTAGTAAATCTACGATGGGAGCGAGCGGTAATTTCCAGCGCGGCCAAGCTAACGATGGCTTTGAAACGACCGACTACGGACGCCAAGCCTGTATGCTCGACTACTCCGGTATGCTGCGCGCTATTGGTAAACGCCAAGTTGCAGGGGGCTACTGGGCCGGTATCGAGTATGGTTGTGGCACGGGTGATCTTAACCCCAATGGTTACTCCACCCTCTTTGGGGGCTAAATGCCAGGTTTAGAGACAAACGATCTCCTGCAACAAGCTGTCCTCATGCCCTTTATAGGCTACGACAGCTACGGCCAGCCAGCAGTAGGCGCTCCGGTCCAAATAAATGTGCGCTGGCTTACCAAGCGCCGAGAAGTGGTTGACGCCAAAGGGAACACGGTCGCTTTTGATGCTATTGCTATCGTTGGGCAGCGCATCGATCTCGGGAGCCATCTTTGGCTAGGGCAACTGGCCGACTGGGTAGGTACGGGTTCTGGATCGTCTCATCTCGATCAAGAGCTTATGGAGGTCAAGACCTACTACGAAACGCCTGATATCAAGGGCCGTGCCATACGCCGACAAGTTGGCCTCATGCGCCTTCATAACAAGGGAGCCGACTAATGGGAACACTGAAAACAATTTGGATAACCGCAATCCTTTACGCGCGTTTCGTGTGGGAGTTCGCCAAGGTTTGGGCCTGGGTAATGAAGGGATGGTTCGTTAACCAGTTGCGCGGGGGCAAGTCCTAATGGCCAGGTTTGTCTCAGCGCTTGTAGAAGGTGTTTCAAGGCTTGTTGAAGACCTACTAAAGCGCCGCGCCCGTAGCCAGAAAAAGGACAACGGCATTTGCACGGTGGGCTATTCCGCGCCTTATGCCATCTACGTTCACGAAGACTTGCAAGCCAATCATCCCAACGGTGGGCAAGCCAAGTTCCTGGAACGACCGGCCCGACAGATGCGCAACGAACTGGGCACAAAGATTAGAGGCGATGCTGAACATGGGATTGGCCTGAAAGTAGCCAACCTGAACGCGGCCAAAGCGCTCTTAGCTGCGAGCCAACCTCTCGTTCCCGTGGATACGGGCGCTCTCAAAGCCTCTGGATTCGTTCAGGATGCGCAAGGTAATACAGAAACAGCCGTGGATTTGGGGCTAGCTGAAGAACCAAAGGTGAAGCGTGGGCATTCCACTCCTGAATAGCCCTGCCGAGCTTACGGCTGCGGTTCTAGTGCAGCTAGGGCTAGCCACCAGTCCGCCTAGTCCACCGACAAAGCCAAACGCTTGGCCGGTCTATGCTTCCAACGAACCCAGTGAACCAGACAACTGCATCACCTGTTACGACTCGGCAGATCAGGAAGACGGGCGCTGGATGCAAGGTAGTCTCTTTACCCACTACGGGATTCAGGTGCGCGTTAGGGCTGTCGATCATCCTACTGATTACCAAAAGGCTTTTGCCATAAAGCAAGTGCTGGCTACGGTCAATCAGCAAAGTATTGTTCTCGGTACGAACAGCTACATTGTTCACTGCTTCTCGAAAATTCGCCTGGCGATCCTTGGTAAGAACACTCCTTCTAGCAAGCGCTCAATATCCGTTGTCAACGCCCTCTTAACCTTGAGCTAACAACCTTAAGAAAGGAAAGAACATGACTACTCCTCCGAGTCCAGCAACCGGCGTCAATAACCCGACAGGGTTTTACCTGCGCGACGGTTTTGCCAGTCTGCTTTGCTTTTCGGCAAACGCCTCCGTTCATCTATGGGAAAAGACCATCAAGCCCCCTGGAATTGATGGCGGCGATCCCACGGACATCTCGACCATGCACAACCTTGTATGGCACACGATGGCCCCGCGCAAACTCAAGAAGATGGATACGATTGAGTGCGTTTGCGCTTATGCGCCAGCCGCTTACTCGGATATGCTGTCTCTTATCAACGTCCACCAGACCGTAACGGTCTTCTTCCCCGAAGGCAAGCATATCTCTGGCACTGGTGTCAATGATGGCTCCGTGCCGACTCTGGCCTTTTATGCCTACGTGCAGAAGTTTGAGCCACAAGAACTTAAGGAAGGGGAAATGCCTCTGGCCAATGTGACGATTGTTTTGACCAACACCGATCCGACCGGCGCGGAGGCTGGTCCGGTCTTTACTTCTGGCACGGGCAGCTAAGCGACTATCCGCTGCGCCGGTAGAAACCGGCGGCACACTGGGAGTTCTCTGCCGGCCAGCGGATTTTTTACCTCTAACCTTTAAGGAGCAACCATGTCGCAAATCGACGTTTCCCCGATGAATTTCGATGAGGACGACCTTGCCCTCATCCAAATCCCTGTGACGTACAAGGGCAAAACCTACCTCTTGACAGAAGCTTTCGGCGATGCCGTGGCCCAGTGGCGTAATGCGCAATTGGCTGGCACGACCATGCGCCAGTCTGAAGACGATGGCGTAAAGACCATTAGTCTCGGTGGCATGGCCGATAGTGAACCACTGCTTGTGGCCCTTTGTCTCTTTAGCCCTGGACCGGATGGGAACCTTATCCTCGATGCGCGCGGTAACGTGGACCGTAAGCATCAGGTTCCTCTCTCGGTCGTGCGCAGTTGGCCTCAGCGTCTCGTCGGCCCGCTCTTTGAACGAGTTAAAGAGATTAGCCGACTTAACGAAGTCGAAACGATGGAGAGTCTGGAGAAGAAAATTGCTGATCTTCAGAAGCGCTTAGGAAAGCTGAAAAAGAGTAAGGAGAACTCGGAAGAGAGCTTAGCGGCAAAAAACTAGCGCTATCGTGGCATGGCTGGCTCCAGCTTGCCGAACGGCTGGGCCAGCCTCTCCACGATCTTCTCAACTGGGCCGGTCCTGTCACGCATCGCCAGTACCTTGCATGGCAGGGCTATGAAGACCTGTCCTGGAACCGCCCTAATCGTACTGACCACTACTTAATGGCCCTGACCTGTGAAGTTCGGCGTGTCCTTTCCCGTAACCCCAACGAGATAACACCGGACAATTTTAGGCTGAAATTTGAGAGCAAAAAACCTCTAACCCGTAAAGAGAAACGGCAATCCCGCAAGGATCAGCGCGCTTTAGCAATAGCCAAATGGAAGGCGCTGGCCGGATACAAAGAACCCAAGAAGGATTGATGGACGGCACCGAGCTAGAAAATCTGATCGTTCGGCTTACAGGGGATGGCACTTCTTTTCAGAACATGCTGAAAGAAGCTGTACAGAAGACAAAGCAGTTCGGCCAGACCGTGGCCGAAACGCTCGCCTCTGTAGCCGAACTAACTGGAGCGAAAGAAGCGCTTGGATCTTTCGCTAATTTCGAGACAGCTACCGTTCAGCTTGGTGCGGCTATTAAAGCCACGGGACGCAATGTCGAGTCTACGCTAAAGGACTATGGCGAGTTCGTTAGTCTCATGCAGGCGACAAGTCTTCAGTCGCGCACTTCCGTAATCGGCCTTTTAGGGCAAGCAGAAGCTCTTGGCATGATCGGCGAAAAGGCCAAGAATGCGGTGCGCTGGGCATCCGACCTAGAAGCACTAGGGAGGGGTTCGGCCTCTAGCGCTTTAGCTGCTCTTTCGGTCTACCAGCGTACTGGTAACTATTTCGCTCTCGCTCAGTTTATTCCCACTCTACGGCGTGGACGTGGTACAGGTGGGGGTGGTGAGCAAGGCAAAAGCCCAGCCGAACATAACGAATTTGTTCAGAAGGAAATACAGCGCACACTCGGTATGGGCAGTGAAGCTCAGGCCGAGATGATGAAGACCGTATCCGGTCAAATCAAGCTACTCCAAAACAGCCTTCAGGGACTTCGGGAAGACTTAGGGCAGATCATCTCTCGCTACGCCAAACCGATCATCCAGTTTCTTACCGACTCGGTTAAGTGGGTCCGTGCGCTCAATCCTCAGTATAAGGAGATGGTTGTTGCAGTTGGTGCCTTCATCTTGGTACTGACAACGGCGGGACCAGCTATGCGCTTTTTCTCCTTACTAATGCGCTTAACTACTTCTATCTCTCCCTTGTCCGTTCTCTTTACGGGTCTAGCCGTAGCAACCGCCATCTGGGTTAAGTCTGTAGGAGGCGTTTCGGAAGCCTGGCAGATCGTTCAAACCAAGGTCCAGGAAGTTTATCAGTTGGTCATAGGCTGGCTCGGTCAGTTCATCCAGACACACCAGCGCCTAGTCTTAGGTCTAGCCCTTATTGCGGCTGGGCTTACAGGGGTTTATACCGCTTGGCGTATCCTTTCGGGAACGGTAGCCCTCTTTAACTTCTTGATTACTACGCTCTATATTAAGCAGTTGGCTATTGCCGCTGGGCAGGCACTTATGCGCCTAGCCGTCCTAAGCTATAATACGGCCCTTCTCGCCACTTCGGTAACGCTCGCCACTATCTCAGGTATCTTGGCCGGAGCTAAATTCTTAGGAGCGCTCGCGTTACAAGCGGCTCAGATAACTGCTTTAACTGTGGCTTGGCTTGGTTGGAAGTTGGCTCTTTTCAGCGTCTATCTGCTCCTTAATGGCGCGCAGATGGTTCACGAAGTATTCAAAAACACCTTACTTGGTCTGCAATATGCTGTCGTCGGTGTGATGACCATAACCCTTACAGCTACCAAAGCTGTAGCAGATTTCTTTACGATGCTCGGCAGCTTCGCTTGGGGCATCTATACAGGCGCTATATCTTTAGCAACTCTGGCGACTATCGCCTTTGATGCGGCTGAAACGGTAGCCACTTTTGGAATCAACTTACTGGTTGGAGCCATCGTTCTTGCCGTAGCCGCTTTTGGCGCTTGGGAACTCATTATCTCTCCTCTCATCGCTCTTCTTTTTGGACTGGGCAGTACCGTTATGGCCGTTGGGGGAGCAATACTCGGCACTGCTTCAGCGCTTTTAGGCTTTGCCCTGTCTTTTGGAGCCGTGTTTGTAGCTGGCTTCTCAGCAGCGCAAATTGCTGGGGCCAGTTTTCTAGATGTTCTTCTCGCCATTCCAGCCCAGTCCGGACCTATTGCCCATGTCGGAGAACTTCTCTCCGAATGGTTTGGCATTTTTATGTCTGTGTACCATGCTGCGCTTTTGCTACCAGAGACGATTGAAAAGGTAAAGAAGGAGATGAAGGGCGTTACTACCGCTTCCAGTGGTATGGACCTGGCTTGGGAGATGCTTGTGGCTGGGTTTAATCTGGCGGTAGAGGAAATTAAATCAACTTGGCCCCCTCTTTTTGACTTCCTACAAAAGATAGCTCAGAGCGCTTGGGATGTGCTACAAGCTGGATGGACAGCATTCACACTTAACCTCAAAGTCCCATTCCTTCGCGCCTGGACAGAGCTTGTCACGGATATAAAGCGCCAGTTCTTCCAGATGATCTATGACATCGTTACAGGTCTCTTGGAAGCTTCGCGCGGTTCTAACCTAGCCAATATGTTTGGCGGCACTGATGCTCTAGTCAAAGCGCAAACCCAAGTCACGGACCTACTAAACTCGGCTCGTAAAGGCTACTTCAGCACTAAAGCGCACGGATATGCAGGCATGGCAGAAGATGCCAAAGCTGCTGAAGATGCTATCGAAAAGCTCAATCTAGAATTGGAATGGCAGAAAGGTGTCATTGACCGCGCGGCTAAAGGGTTTGGGGTCGTCGAAACCGATGAAGTCAAGAAGGCAAAGGCGCGCGTTAAAGAGCTTCAAGACCTGATAGCGAAGGCGACCAAGCAACAAGCAGCCGATCAGAAAAAGGCTGGAGATATTAACCCCGCCAAAGGTTTTGAGGCTGGAGAGAAAGAGATACATAAGTGGGAAGCAGCGCTAATTGGTTCCGCTGAGGCCGCTAGCCGTATCCAGGAGTATTACGAGAAACTCTCGATTCCTGGAGTATCCGGTGCAGCCGAAGAGGGCACGTCAAGAAAGTTCGCTCCTGACGTGCGCGAGGGCTTGCCCGAATTTGTCGGACCTCCAGCACCTTCCGCGCCTGGAGGGGGAGGCACTGGAGGCATGGAAGCAATTCTTGAAAAAATCTACGTGGCGCTGACGGATAAGGTCGGAACCTACGAACGGCGCGTGCGCCTTTCAGGTGTTGGAAAGGTAGGTCTTTAGTGGCAACCGTACTTCTGCCTGGCCAAACGACTTGGGAAGGCGAGCGCGACGATGAGGGGCACCGCGAGTACAAGGTAACATTCCGCGTCCAGGGTAGTACCTTAGACGGCCCGGCCAACGTCCTACAAACTCCGGGTCTGCCCGTCTTTGGAACCTACTGGGTTATTGACAACGACGCGGACCTATGGGCATGGTGTCGCTGGCAAGCCTCTGTCAAGCCTGAAGTAGAGGGAGAACCCAACGAGTTTTGGAAAGTTACCTTTACTTTCTCGACCAAGCCACCAGATCGAGATGACCGCGCTTGTAAAGACTCGGAGGTTCAAGACCCGCTCCAGGAACCGCCGAAAATCAACGGTAGCTTTGTCGTCTACTCGGAAGAAGCTACCAAGGATCGCTTTGGCCGTCCTATCCTCAACTCCGCTTTCGAGCGCCTGAGAGGACCGCAAGTCGAGTTTGACGCTAACCGGCCACAAGTCAAGATCGAGATGAATGTAGCGCAGCTTGACTTCGCTTTCCTTTCGGTGATGGGTAACTCCGTCAATGACCAAGAACTGTGGGGAATGCCGGCGCGCTGCATCAAGCTGTCTGAGATTGAGTGGGAGCGCCGCTATTACGGAACCTGCTACATCTACTACACGCTCCATTTGACCTTTGACATCCGCGCCGATAGCTTCGACCGTGACTTACTCGATGAGGCCACCAAGGTTCTTTCGGGCCACTGGGACGGAGCCACCGGAGCCTACTTCCTCGATCCGATTAACGGCTCTCCCCCCGTTGCTTCCAATCCACAACATTTTGTGCGCTTTAAGGATCGGCTTGGTAATCCGATGAAGGGTATCCTTAACGGCGCTGGTCTTCCGGCTGGTGTCCAAGTCGGTACAGGCACCGATAGTGGCCTGTTTATCCTGCCCTTTATCAATCCAGGGCTACAACCTACACCGCCAGCAGCGCCGTGGGTCTTTATTGGACCAAACATTTCGGATAATGTAGAAGATTGGAACATCGTTACCACTTACCAATCTGGCTCGGTTGTTAACTCTGGCACGACGCAAGAAGGTGCGGCTGCTTACTGGATCGCTCTTCAACAAAATAAAGCAAAACTACCGGGCGCTTCTGGTTCCTCTTCTTACTGGCTGTTTATCGGCGCGGCTGCTCCTCAGAATATGGGCATCTACAAAGCCTCCACAAGCTACCAAACCGCCGATTATGTAGCGCTTCCGCACACAACCACGGAAGGCTTTGTCCACGTTGAGAAATATACAGAAGTCGATTTTACCCAACTGGGGATACCGCTTGTCTTTTAAGGAGTAACCATGTCCGCGCGTGTAACTGCCAATCTTCAGATCGTTCAAGGTGGCTTAGTCTATCAGAGCCAACCCTCTGCTTTTCAACCATCCGTCTCTGGAACAAATGGCCCGACTCCAGGCGCGGTAACAATCACAACAAGCGGCACGGACATTAGCCTAGCCCAGCTTGACGCAATGGGCGGTCTGTGTGTACTATGTAACATCGATTCGACGAACTACGTTACGGTAGGCATCCGCGATAATGTGACGAACGAGTTCTACCCGATAGTTGAACTGCTCCCCACTGAATTTTATGTTGTGCGCCTCTCGCGCAAACTACCCAAAGCAGAAGCCGGCACCGGAACTTTCTCCGGTACTCGTTCCACCCTTCACGCCAAGGCTGATACGGCCAATGTCATTCTTCGTATCGATGCCTTCGACCCTTAAAGAATAATGGCCGAAACACCGGAGCAACCATGTCCGAAGATACCGTTCACGCTGGAATCGACAGTTCAAGCGCTACAGAGGAAACTCCATCGCGCGAAATTAAGGCGACAACAAAAGCGCGCTTCGGAGTCGTGGAGACGGTCTACTTTCAACAGCCCGAAACCATCCCGGTAGCCGTTGACTCGCGCTTTACCCGCTGGCTTGACTCAGAAGAACAACCTTACTTGCGCCAAGCCAAGATCGGCCAGGACTGGCAAGAGGTTGATGTCGGTTGGCTCGAAAACTTGCCCGTCAGTCAGCTTGTTCTTCGCAACGATGAGGGTAAATTTCAGGTCCAACCGACTTCCGAACAGCGTGCCCTTGTTATGGGGCGTATTCTGGAGCTAGCCATCCTGCCTCGACCCGATGCGTCGGACCTGACCAAATGCCGCACGATGCGTAGCCCTCCCAAACGAGAAATACCGCCCCTATCCTTTGCCGTTCTCCGTCCCGGTCAATCCCTGCGCTTTGAGCCAGTGGACGCTAACCGGCTTGTCATACGTTGTAAGTCAGGCACCGCTCGGCTAACCCTGTTCGCTATCCCCGCTTAATGTCCGATGCTTTTTTCGTTCTCAGCGAGAGCGATAGACAACAGCTTAAAAGACTCTTAAACCTCGTCAAGACGGCTCCGCGCAATACGCGCAACCGAGACGCTGTTGAAGAGGAAGTTGGTTGGGGCGCAGAGCTTTATGTGGCCCTGACTCCATCAGGCGGTATTAACGCGGCTCTCTCTTCCGCGTCCTGTCCGATCTATCAGCTTCTTCCCAACTGGGCACTAACTCCCCCGGCTGGAACGCTCCAACAGATCGGCGGTACAAGTCAAACCGTCTTTGCCCTCAATCCCATCCCCGGCTCGACTTGGGTTTTAGTTTCACGCGACCGCTACGGCGTGTGGTGGGTTGTCGCTGAAGCAGTAGGTACAACCAGCACCACGACCAGCACTTCCACGACTCCACCGCCCTGTCAGGGAAGCTGTACGTTCATCTGGTCAGGAAGCGCCTGGCAAATCCAGTCCTACGGTTGTACGCCGTCTAGCTGCGCTTGTATCTCGCCTACGATTGTTGGTACGAAAACAGGCCAAACGACTACCACCAATTGCAACGGTTCTAGTACCACAACCACGACCACAACTAGCGCTCCCTGTACGGGTAGCTGTGTCTACAACTGGTCGCCTGGCACGGGCTGGGTACTAAATACTTCGACTTGCTCTGGCGGTTGTCAGTGCGAAACGCCGCAGTATTGCCCATGCACGAACGCGGGTGGTGAATGCACACAAACCTACTGTGTGCCTAATTCCTATTACGTACCACCGCAACCGTGGTGTCCGAATGGTTCCTCAACCACAACCACGGGAACGCCAACAACCACAACGCAACCGCCCGCTTGCACCACAACCATCTCACCGAGTTGCTCGGCCTGTACGTGGTTCTGGAACGGTCTGGGCTGGTATCAGGTAACAAATGGCTGTGTGGCAACAAACTGCTTCTGTCCAGGTCCGGGTAACGTCACTCCATCGGATTGCTATGTCTTTAGCGTTCCCTGTCAAACAGTACCACCACCCCCGCCCCCCTCTTGCGGAGGCTATTGCAACTGGACTTGGGACGGGTTTGCTTGGGTATTAACTCTTGGCGGTTGCACAAGCTATGGAGCCGTAACGGGCTGCGGTTGCTCTTGTCCCTCTCCGTCTATAGCTGGCTCGTACTGCGGCGCTACAACGCAAACCTCTTGCGGTTGGAACGGTTGTCCTGGCGGCACTACTCCCCCGCCCTGTACCCTTCCCTGTCCGTGGCAATGCCCGACAACCACCGTACCACCAACAACGACGCCCGCGCCCTGTTCAGGCAACTGCTGCTTCAGTTGGAATGGCTCAGCTTGGATACAGACGGCCAATAATTGTACGAGCGGAGGCGCTCCTGGCTGTGGCTGTTGTCCTCCTGGCTACGCGGGACAAGCGACGTGCGAAACGGCCCAAACTTCTTGTGCTAACCCGCCTACTTGCGTTACCAGTACCACGACCACTACGACCACAACCACGACTACCACGACTACCCTTTGCGGATATTGTATCTACCTTTATGGAGTATTTGGCAACGTCACAAACGTAACGAACCTCTGTAACTCGAATTGCACCTGTCCCGGCGCGCCTCCCCCGCCTATTGGTGGTGTCGGTACGATTAAAGCGAACTGCATCCCCACGACAACAACTACCCCGCCCCCCTGTGGTAGCTGTACATACCAATGCGCTCCTGGCAACTACTGGACTTTACAGAGCGTCAACTGTTCGGGTAGTTGCCAATGTCTGTTCCTGTCGAATACTGTCTACTGTCCTATTGTGGGGCAAACCCAGAGCTTTAACTGTAGTAACGTCTGTGTCAATTGCGGTGGACTTCCAAACGTCACGCTACCCTGTCCAGCCACAACGACAATAGCGCCTATCTCTTGCGGGCAATGTATCTGGAACTGCGGTTATGGTCTTCAGTGGACTCTTTACGTTGGCTGCGCACAGCCCGGTTGCACTTGCGACACGCCAGCCGGCCAATGCGATTGCTGTTGCAATCAGACCGCCGTGACCAACTGTAGAACGACCACGACAACGCAACCGCCTCCAGTCTGTGGCACTTGTACCTTTACCTGGACTGGTTCTAGCTGGAGTACTCCGACAAATAATTGCCATACGGGAAGTGGCTGTATTTGTCGCGCGCCTACCTTTAACGGTACAACGCCCGGTCAGCAAGCGACAACCAACTGTTCGTAGTTCGCCCTAGGAGCAACCAATGACCGATTACAAGTCTCTCCTTACCGTGGGGATGGCTACCTACGATGATTTTGACGGAGTGTATTTCACGCTCCAAGCGCTTGCTACCTATCACGCGCCCTGTCAATACCTTGTCATTGACAACGCACCACAGGGTTGTAAGCGCACGAATCACGCAACTCTGGCAGTAGGTGGAACCTATCTGCACCGTCCCGATCTGGTGGGAACAAGCGCTCCGCGTGATGCCCTTTTCCGTCTGGCCAAAACGCCGTGGGTACTCTGTATTGATAGCCACGTTCTTTTAGAACCGGGAGCCATTACTGATCTCATTGCGTTCATCAAGAAGTACCCAGACTCCAGAGATTTACTCCAAGGTCCGCTCGTTTATGACGACGGCAAAACGGTCGTGACTCACTGGCGTATGACCAATCCCCCCGGTCTTTGG